AAAGGCGCACCGAAGCGGTCCAGGAAGCGGCTCCAGAAATCCCGGTTCATCGTGGCGAACAGCCACCAGAAGAGCAGGCTACGGAGCGGGCCGCCCCGGTTTCCGCTGATGCTCAAAAGGTGCCCCTGGTGTTTAATATACTGCGCGGGGTCGGGCTCGTGAAAGGTCCCCAGCCGATTGCCGTTGTCCGACGTGTCCGCCAGCATGAGTTTGCCCCGGGTCCAGTCGAGCAGTAAAGGGTCCACGAGTTTGAGTCCCTGGAGGTCGAAGCGCAGACCTGGGCGAGTGCTGGGGGCGTAACGTTTCGAGAGAAATACCACCGGCCAGACGGTGCCATCCATGAGGGCCCCCATGGCGAGCTGCCAGTCGTCCACCTCGTCAGCGTTTGGCGTGTAGCCTGCGAACATCAATTCCGCAGCTTTGCTGGCGGCCACGTCCAGAGGGTTCTTTTTATCCACAGGCGGAAAGGAAATGGAATCCTTGAGCGCCGAGCGTTTCCGGGAATCAATCAGCGCCTGGATGTAGTTATCCGTCAGCACCATCTCCTGGAAGATGCCGAAGAGCGCCATAGTGTTGCCGGCATTCGCCTGGGAAATGGCGTCGTGGATTTTGTTCACGTCCAGGCTGCTGGCCGCGCCGATGTTGTCCAGCGTAGGGTTGAACGTGTGGCGGTGCTGGCGGGGGATCAGCCTGCCCAGGTAGGATTGGATTTTGGATTTCAGGCTCATGAGTTAAATTTGAAGAGACTGCGGACCTTGCGCAGCAGGGGGTTTTTAAGTCCGGAGCGGAAACGGTTTCCGCCGGCGTTCATGGATTGGCAGACTTCCCCGACGGGCAGGGCCTCGGCCTGGGCGGAGCCAGCCCCCTTGGCTTGGAGCGAAAGGGCGATCTCGATGGCGTCCAGCGTGTCCGCGTGCTCCCCGTTCGGGCCGACGTTGGCGCTGAATCCAGATCCATCCTTCTTCTTCCGGGCGATGTCGTCCGACAAATAGCGGTTCTGCGGAATGGCCACCTGCCCGTCCTCGAAGGCATTGGCCGTCAGATTCCCCAGATAGCTCTGCACCGTGATGTCCTCGCCCCGGTAATTCGTCCGCGATCCCTTCAGGATCAAATGCACGAAGCCCAGCCGCAGACTGCGCATCCGAGTCCGCAGATTCGTCGAGAAAAAGCGCTCATTCGAAGCATCCACCCCGGTTCCGCGGACATTTTTCCCAGCAGCCTTCAACGCTTGCAGGATCTGCTGGAGCTTCTGCTGCGTCTCCTCCGGGTTGCTCGTCTTCCACCACCAGACCAGGGGGAAATGGTAAACCATGCCGCGCCGCTCGCAGATGGCCAGGGCGGTCGGGTTGCTCTTCTTGCTGGTGGTAGTGGCCAAATCCACGCCCACGGTGATCTTGCCGTCCCCGATTTGGGAAACCACCTTTTCCAGGTCACCGCTCGCCAGATCCCCAGCCACCGCCAGCCCGTGCCGGCCGCGTTGCATCGCGGCATCCACCGCCATGGGGCTCACCATGCTGGTGCCCACCTTCGGACGCAGCAGGCGGTTGCTCCGGTCCCAGCCTTCCCGATTCAGGGAGATGGCCCGGTTCTCATCCGGCGTCTGCGCGGCTCCGGTGTCGGCGTCGTAGCATTTGCGGCCGGCGGCGTAGGCATCGTCCACGGTCACCCGGTGGACCCAGAGGCCCATGCGGTTCCGATACCAGTTCCCCTCCGGCTTCACCTCCCATTCCTCCACCCCGTTCTCCTCGGCCATCAGCTCATAGGCAAAATGTCCGTAGTCGTCCGGCGGCGTGGTAGCCATGATCAAATTGAAAGTCGGGTCAGTCGAGACAAAGGGCTCGATTTCCGCCAGCAGGACACTCAGATCCCGCACGAAAGCAGCCTCGTCCAGCTTCACCGATCCCGACCACCCCCGGCAGGTGCTCAGGTTTGCGGCGATCACCTTCGTCCGGCTGCACACAGAATTGGAATGCCAGAGCTTCAGCTCGAAACGATTCCGCTCCATGATCCCGGCCAGATCCGACCAGGGCAGGTCCGCGGGCAGCTCCTTCGCGGCGTCCCCGCGATCATCCCGCGTCTCCACTCCCACCAGGCGCATGTTCTGCTTGGATGCCAGATCCCGCAGGCCGGCCATCAGCTCGCCCCAGGACTTGGCTTCTTTCTCGATCATTTCCCCGCCGATGCCCAATGACGCGCTCGCGAAGGTCACCAGCCGCCCTGGCACCTCCATCATTTCCTGGAGACTTTGGTCTGCCAGCGTGGTCGTCTTACCGCCCTGCCGCAGCCACGACAGCAGGTAACGCCGGACTTTTTTCCGGAACCAGAAGGCCTGGGCCTGATAGGGGCGTTGTTGGCGTGCAATCATGAAATTTCATTTTTCCTGCGGGCCGATATTTTCCGGCATCTCACCCCAGAAGTGGAGCACGAGCTGGTCGAGCTTGCGGTCCTTCGTCGTGTCGCCGGCGGCGATCTCCTTGGCGCGCTTGTCTTCGTAGAACTTGAGGAAAAGGGCTGCGTTATCCCGCCGGAATTTCTGGACATTGAGGTCCAGCGTGTCCTGCGCCCTCTTGGCATTGTCCTGGGCAATGCCCGTCTTGACCGGGATGGCCTCGGCCTCGGCTCCCATCTTCAGGGCCATGGCCAGCTTGAGCAGCTTGTCGGCCTTGGTGTTTTTGTTGGGCTTGCCATCCGCGCCTTCATCGTCGTCCGGCGAGCGGTCCTCCGCCAGCGTCTCCAGCGCGGCCATGATCTGCCCGCCCAGGATCGTGGCCGCGCCGCGGGTGATCTTCCCCCCGCTGGCGTTGGCGATGACCATGCACCGCTCCGCGAGCTGGGCCGTGGAATATCCCTCCTTCCAACGGGCGAATCCCCCGTTGGTCTTCCATTCGCTAAGGTTGTGATCCTCCAGCGGGGCACCTTTGAAGAACTGGTCCCACCGGGCCACGGCATCCGGTTCGCTGTTGATCCAGGTGGAAATCTCCCGGAAGGACGCGCCATCCAGCAGCCTTACGCCGAGTTCGTCGCGCAGGGCCTTGGGCAGTCGTTCGATCTTTCCGGTGAATCCCATGGTTCAGGCTTTGACTTTGCGCGGTTTGAAGTTGGTGGGCACGGGCGGCTTGGGAGCATCCGCATCCAGCTCGGCCAGCATCATGTCGATGGTCTGGATCGCGCCCTCATTGGCGGCCCGGTTGCGGATGAGCTGGTCGATCTGTGCGGAGATCTGTTGGATGCCGGCCACGGCGGTTTCACGTTTGACGAGGTAGGAGGCTTTGAGTTTGTCAATGTTCATGGGTTGTTGGTTTGGTTTTGGGTTTGGGTTTCGATCAGGAAATCATGGATCGCACATTGGCAACCAGCGCTTGCCGCGTCTCATAAGGAAGGGGGCGCGCCTCCTCCCCAAGTTGCGCCACGCTGCGGTTGTAGGATTGTTCCTTCCATTCCTCGATGCGCGACAAGAGGAATTCCCCCAACCATATTTCTTCACTGGCGGAACTTCCGTTTTCGGCGGCATTGGCGGCGATGGCGGCGCGCTGTTCTTCCGTTACTTCAATATTTATTATCATGGAAAAAAAGGGTGTGGTGTTATGGTGAAATAAGTTCATTGAATTCAACCCTAGCAACCCAACGGATATTCACGCCCGCCGCGCCTGTAACTAGGATTTGCAAAGATTTATTAGTATCGTCCGCCGCCAATGTGACATCCCATGCGGCGTCTGATTCTTGATCCGTTCCGATAGTTTGAAGTCCGGTGAGCGCGCAATTTGTGGCGTTCTTGTAAATGGTGGCGCGCCTGTGGTATGCCGCCCGGTTGCCGCTACTGGTTGAACACGCCGCCACATAAACGTCCACCGTGCAAACGGAAGACGTTTGGATGATGAAACGATTCGAGGTTGTGACAGTCGTTCCCGTGGGCGTCGCCCCATCCAAAGTTAATTCCGTCTGTGTCGCGTCAGAAGTCGCCCGGCGCATAATGCATTTTCCGGCTTGCGCGTCTCCCGTTGCTGAAAATGTTCCATTTGCGGTTGCCTGCATGGCTAGCCTATTTGCCAGAGAGTTTTTCCCAGACGCAAATCCGGAAGCCGCCGTTGCGCTATTCGCGTTATTTATCGCCGCCGCTGCTAACCCGCTAACCGTGTGGGAATACCCCACCGCAAAACCATAGGAACTGGAGACGAGATGGGCTTCCCCAAGAACGGAGCATCCCGCCCCCGAAGCTGTATTATTGTACCCCGCCAAAAAACTCCGTGCCCCGCTAGCTACACCAGTCGCGTTCGCTCGCGTTATTTGTAAATCGACGGCGTTAGTGCCACGGGCATTTCCGCCCGTGGCGGTCCCGTCCGGGGGTGGACCTAAAATAAATGCCCCCGTGCCCTTGGGTTGAATACCAATGCTTACATTCGTGCTCCCCGTGCTTGTTGGAACTTTATAGGTGGCGTGGTTGACGGTGGAATTGGTGCCCGTGGTGGCTAGCGCAATCCCCATCGGAAGCCATTCTGGCGAATCTCCTATTCCAAGTCCTAGGCTTGTCGCCGCGCCCGCCGCCGTGGATGCATTCGTTCCCCCGTTGGCTACGGGAAGAATGGACGCCCCTACTTTGGCCGCAAGGTCAATGCCCCCCGCCAGTTGGGCGTTGGTGATTGTTCCCGTTAAAAGCGTGGTTGGCACCGCTCCCGCCACCAGCGTTCCCACGGTGGTAATGTCCGTTCCCACCAGCTTGGAGGCGGCGATGCTCCCGGCGAGCTGGGCATTGGTGATGGTGCCGGACAAGGCCGATGTCAGATACCCGGTGCAGCTCCCCAGGCTGCCACTGCTGGGAGTTCCCAGAGCCGTGCCCTGCCCCACGAGCGTGCAAGTGGCGTCCGGCAGCGTGTAAGTGCGGGTTGTTCCAGTGGTGATGCTGGCGCATTGGAATTGCGCCTTTTTTGTCGGGTCGGCATCGTCACAAATGAAGGTGCTCGCATCCACGAAAGACTTGTTGGAAACAGTCTGCGTGTCGCTGCTGCCAAGGACCGTGCCCACGGGGGCGGTGAGGTAAGCCATGGAGCCCAGAGCGAGGGCCGAGCGCATACCGTCGCGCTCCGTGGTCGTGCCAAAAGCGAAATTTGAACCTGCGGCGAAAACGATATTTTCGTTTACCTGGAGAGACCCAGCATTGACCAGCCCTGTGGCCGTCAGATCATCCGTGCTGATGCCGTCAGAAACACTGATGCCGTAGGTAAAACTGGGAGATTCCAACGGTGCCTTCCCGGCCAGCGCGGCCACCAGTCCGGTGATGGAACTCTGCGCGATGTCCACCGAGAGCCTGCGGTAGCGGGCGTCTCCGGTCGTCTGTGTCAGCGCCAGCGTGGGCTCCGGCGGTGCCGGGGTGGTGAGACTGGCGTGGTGGGCCTTGAGTTTGAGCTTGCTGCCCCAGACGACTTCCGGAGCTTCGTCGTCCGTGTTGGAAAAGACTACCAGCCAGAAGACTCCCTCCTTGGCCGTCAGCGTCTGGTTCATCTGCGCCCCAGTGAATTCAAAGACCGCATTATCTCCAGACGGGCTTGCAATGACCACATTTGCCAGCGGCGGATCATCCACAGGAAACTCCACGGAATGCAGTTCGCAGTAGAGCGATTCCGCGCCGTCGAAGGTCTCGCCGTCCGGCAGCGTGATATCCACCGTGAGCTTGTTCGCCTGCCATGCCCAGTATTCGCCGGGAACCGGGGGGCGGTTGGCTTTGAGCTGGACGGTGATGGTGCGGGCGGTCAGGGCCATGGGGGAGGATTAGGAACTTTTCTGGGAAGGAGGGAAGCCAGCGTAGGCTTCCCCCAGGTCTTTGAATCCAAAGCGATTCGCCTGTTCTGCGGCGAACGCTTCCAGCTCGGCCCGGTGCGCTTGCGCAGGGCTGGCGGGATCATCATGGCAGAGCAGGAAGGTGATGAGGGCTTCGAATTGTGGAAAGGTCATCGTGTTAAAATGCTTTCAGCCGGACCCAGATGTGGGCGGCTTGGATGAGTCTGCGGGTGATGATATTGGGCACGACATCGGAGCCGGTCCGTTGTTCCAGGGATTCACAGAGGAGATCCTGCGCGTGGGCCAGGGCTTCGTCGGGAGTCATCGGCTTGTAGGCGGTATTCTTTTGCTCCACGGCCTCGCGGTCGAGCCGCGCAGACTCCGCGTCCACTTGTTCCACTGCCCAGACGGCATCCGACCAGGTGGCACGGCCCACGGAGAGGATCTTGCGCTGCGTCCAGGCCAGCAGGACGAGCAGGAATTTGGAAAAGATGGCGGGCATAATCAAGGGAGGAAGGACTTGGTTTGGCGGACGGTGGACGTGGGCCTGAGTTTACTAAAAACGCCCTCGCCATCCCGGTCGGCTGCACTGCCACTGGCTGCACTGCCGCTGGTGTTGGCTTCAATCGTGCGCAGGTAGCCACGGGGCGCGGCCCATTTCCCCTGGTCGCTCTCCGTGCCGGCGATCAGGCCGGTGTGACTGATCCGGCCCTTGCTGGGGAAATAGATACCGAAGGTGTCGCCGCTTCTCGGCGATCCCTTGCTGGCCGGCGTGACCATGTCGGGCGACCAGCCGCTGCGCGGAAATGGATTGGCCTGCCCCAGGGCCGTGGCCCCAACGAAATAAACGAAAGCGGCACAATACGGATCACCGCGGTGCAGGCCCACGCTGGAAAGGTAGGCTTCCACGCGCGCACCGTCATTGTTCCCGGTTGCTTCAGTGACTCCAATTTCTTCGGCGGCAGTGGCAACGAGGATCTGACGGACGCTCTGAGGCTGGGGGGCTTGCAGTTGGGAGCGTGGGGAGGGATCGGAGGGCGGCGGTCGCAGCGGCCCGCCCATCCCCCAGGCGTGGTAAATGCCGAGGATGGAGAAAAACAACACGAAGGCTTGGAGGAATGAGGCGAACGGATTTTTCATGGCGGTGGTGGTGGTTGATTTAAGGAGCCAGCAGCAGCGCGGTCAGCGCTGCGGTGAAGCAGAGGAAGGCGACGGTGATGGTAGCGGCCATCCTGAGAGCCGCGCTGTTGCTGACACTATTATGCCCCTTGCTGGCCTTCCACTCGGCGGCGAAGGTGCCATCGTCGGCGAAGTCCGCCAGGCTCGGGGCCATGAGGCGGAACAGTCCGTGGCCGACGATGACGGCGAGGTAGAGCTTCACCACCTGCCAGCCCAGCAGGACGATGACAGAGGCGTCGGGCAGGCCCATGGTCGGGTCCAGGTCGCGGAGCCATTGCAGGCCCAGCCAGAGCCCGCAGAGCAGCAGCACAGTGATGACCATTTCCTTGCAGGTGTTGCGGAGAAATTTCATTTTTCAGGTGGGTAGGGGCCGACCTCCACGGGCGCGCAGATGAAGTGCGTGATGACATAAGCCACCCCGGCCGCGCCGAGCACCAGCACCGTGAGAATCGCCAGCATTTGCAGAGTGTGCTTCATTTGGTGGGCTTGATGACTTTGACAGGGTGGTAGCTGCCCGCGAGGCTCCAGGTGTTGGTGCTCGGGTCGTAGCTCACACCCACCGGGCCGATCCCGCTGGTGGAGGCAGCGCCGCAGGCGGACAGTCCGACCAGGCAGAGCACCAGCAGCGCCACCTTGTAGGCCAGGACCTTGATGCGTTGCAGCTTGTTGATGGCCAGATCCAGCTCGTGGGCGGACTGGTGATTGACGATGATCTCCACGGCCTCGCTCTCCGCAGTGGTCAGGCTTTGATCATAACAGAACTGCTCCACAGGGGAGATGTCCGGCACGCTGAAGCGGATGGCGGATTCCGCGATGGCTTCAGCGATGGATGGAGCCTGACCAGCCGGGATGGCTGGCATGGGGCGTTGTTTGAGGATTTCGTCGAGCATGGTGGTGTTGGGTTGGTGTGGATTTATGAATTCCGCTCGGCGTAAAGCTGGCCGTGCGGGGTGATGCCGAAACATTTCATGGAGGAAAATGGCGACTCGAAAGCCCACTCGACGAGCTGGTGCTCCTTGCCTCCCTCCTGGAGGGCCACCGGGAAGTCCGAGAGGAATTCCCCAGCCCAGAGGACTTCCTTGTCCGTGTAGTCATGCCCCTTCCGTTTCAAACTCGTGTGGATGTAGTCCGCCCGGAACTTCAGGCTGGGCCGCTCCGCCAGCCAGGACAGCACATCCTGCCGGCATTCCTCATTGCGCTGCGCACTCATGGCCGGGTCCCTTCCATTTGTCCCTCTATCTTCGCCACGTCATGGGCAATCGCCCGGATCGTCGTCCCCATGCTTTCCAACGTCTTGTCCATTTTACTGAGCAGGTTGCCCGTCTGCTTTTCCGTGGCCTCCAGCCGGATGAGCCGCAGCTCGGCATCGTGGTGGCTCTTCGCGCTCGCCTCCTTGTAGTCCTCCAGGTCTTTGGCGGAGGCGGGGATGATATTGTCCCGGGTGTTTTCCTTGCGCAGATAGATCAGCCAGTGCGCGCCCACGATCAGATTTAAGATCATGGAGGAAATGGCGATCCATTTGAGAATGGACATATTTTCCGATTCAAAGTCGGCGGCGGCAAGGAATAGGCTACGCATCGCGAGACTTGACCACGCGGCGGCCTCCTTTGCAGGTAAGGGGTGTATAAGGGTGCTTAGATTGACCCTTTCCTACTGGAGCATTTCCAGCACTTTCACCCGGATCACGTCCTCCACGCCCTCCCTCGCTGCCGGCATCATGCCCCCGCTTCCTAGAAATGGCATGAAGGGCCGCGCCGGAATTCGGCTCCCCGGGTGCTTCACGCTCTTCACCGGATGCCCCGCCCCAGGCCAGAAGAGCGCCTTCTTATTGCGGGCCTTGATGATGTGCGGCGAGGTCGTCCCGCCGAGCTGGTGGATGGCCGCATACTTACGATCTGAGGAAATGGTCACCCGGTCATTCGTGCTGTGCGATTTGATCGACCGCCACAGCGAGCCGGACAGCTTCAGCAGTGGCCGCGCCCGCGGCAGGATTCCCTGGCGGCTCGGCCAGGGAGCAGGCCGCAGGCTGGAGTCATCGAACGCCCGCACCGTCCAGCTCGTCAGGTAAAGCCCCATGGCCTCCGTGATCGGCTTGCGGTTCTCCAGCTCCTTCACCGCCCTGCGCAGGCGGGGGGAAATATTGTCGGTCCTGGTGACGGTGACTTGCATGGTTCAAATTTTCGCTTCATCCATGGCCCGCAGGTGATTCGCCAGCGCCGCGGCCGCATCCGCCTCGCCGAGCACCCGCGGCGACTCCGCGACACTGTCCGGCAGCAGGTTATGCGTCCAGAGGAAATGCCGCGCCGCGATCTCATTCATTCGAATGTCTGCCACCGGCCAGCCATCTAGCACAGCGTTGCGTGGGTGCCCGTTTCCCATATCCCACGTCAGCCGCCGCCGCGTCCCGTCCACAGTGATGAGCACGGAGTCAGGTGTGAAGGTGAGGGCACCGAGGGCAGACGGCAGCTCCGGGCCTTCCTCCCCTTCGAGAGCAGGGGCGACATCCACGACATCTGCATCGGGGAAATAACCGAGCACGAGATCCACCGCGCTCTGATCAGGATGAGGATCGGAAGCACTGAATCCCCCGTCGGGCATGAGGTTGTTCAGAATGCGCTCCAGCGTGGTGTCCGGGCAGGCCCAGCTTCCTTCCGTGTAGGTGCAGACAGATCCGTGGATGTGAAGAGTGGTCATGGGATTTGGTGGAGGAGGTTGTGGATGAAAGTGAAATAGTCGGGGTCCTTCGTGGCGAATTCCCCAGGCTCGTAGAGATACATTTCCAGACCCATGGTCAGGATCTCGGATGCCAGGTCCCCAGGGTAAACCTTCCCCATGTAGGCATTGAGGAATTTATCCTCGATGGCGATCTCGGTAGCATCGTAATTTTTGTTTCCGGTGATGGCGGAAAGCCTCCGTGGTTGCTCAGCGCCTGCGCGCCTGGTGCGGAAGTCGATGAGCTTTTGCAGCGTCGCAGGGTTGTGCATCTCCATCCAGTGGCCCAGCTCATGCACTCCCGTCCGCACGCCGCTGCCCTTGTTGATCTGCACCGCTCGCAGCACCTTGGAATATTGGGCGCGTCCGGCCTTGTGCAGGAAATTCACAGCCACCGCCGGCAGAAGATCCTTGTGAGCCACGGAAAGCAACAAGTCCACAGACTCGTCCGCCAGTTTCGTCAGGCTTGGTCCGGCCGTGTGGTTGATGGAGCCACGTTTCGATGGGTCCAGGGCGATGATCCGTCTGAACTCCACAAGTTCCTTCTTCTTATAGGCGTTGAAGCTGGCGGTGGCGTTATTCAGTTTATCCATCGCCAGGGTGTAATCCCCGTAAAGCGCTGTATAGGCAGCATTGGAGGAGGTCATCGCATTGAGTTGGCGGATCAAGTCTTGAATCTCGCCGGTGGCCTTGGCGACGGCATCCACATAAGGCTGGCGGTCGGCAGCTTTGGCATTATGCAGGGCGGTGACCTGGTCGAGCACGGAGAGCACGGAGGGCTTGGGCTTCGGAGCAGGTTTTGCCTTCTTCACCGCAGGAACCGGCGCAGGCGTTGGTGTTGGCGTCGGCGTGGGAGCACCTCCCAGATCCGGCAGCGCCTTCTGCGCGGCCTGCCAGGCGGCGTAGTCGGATTCTGTCATGCCCAGCGCCTTGAGGATGGCGGCGCGTTTCGCCGTGGTGATGGTTTCCTTGGGGGCGGGGGCCTTGTAGGCTTTGCCCTGGAGCTGCATGCCCTGCCAGAGCGTCTGGCTTTTGCCCAGCTTGGTGGCCTTGGCCTTGTCTTCGAACTGCTGCCAGATGTCCTGGTCGAAGCCCTCCTTGAGTTTCTCCAGGGGAACTCCCAGCGTGCCCGGGTGCCACTGGTAGCCTTTGGCGGGATCTGCCACGCTCGGCGGCACCAGGCTGGCGGTCGTGCCGTCATCGTTGGGCGAAAAAATCACATGATCCACCTCGGCCTTTTGCAGGAGCACACCTTCCATGAAGCGGCGTTTCACGGCGGGGAGCTTGCGGTCGGCATCGCGGATGGCCATGGCATCGCGGCGGGTCAGCGGAGCCACCCGGCACCGGCAGAGAAATTCCCAGGGCGGATAGTGCAGGTCCCAGAAGGGCGAGTTGGCCGGAAAGATTTTGTGATCCAGCGCCTTGTGACTGGCCCGCACGCGGTCATCGCCAAAGCTCAGATATTGCCAGTAAGGGAACGCATCGCGCTGGCGGTCCATGACCCGGTATTGCGCAGCGGCATAAGCCTGCCCGCCGTGCAGCCGCAGCAGCAGCTCCGCCCGGATCTCCGCAGACTTGTCATTCGCCATGTAGGGGCTGATCGTCTTGAGCAGATCCGCCTTGATCTCGTTGTAATCACCACCCTTCGGCAGCTCCGCGATCAGGTCGCGGGCACGTTGCAGCACCTTCAGATCCTCGATCCCCGTAATCGTAAACGCCATCGCCCTCAGCTCCGCCGGCATCTCCGCAAATACCGCCCGGGTCACCGCAGGCTTGTCAGCAATGGCGCGCGCGGCTTCAGTGTGGGGGATGGGAGTGGTGATCATGGGGAATCAGGAGTGTGCCGACAAGATAGATGGAACCGCCCGCAATGGAAAGGCCAGGAGTTTCGGCGCGACATCGAGCGGACTAGTGATCGTCCCAGATTTTGCTTCTGGGGAATTCATGTTCTCTCCAACAATCTCGGATGTTTTTAGGGTGTATTCCGCGAGGTGATAAGTGGCACATTGGTCGCGCTCCATAAATCGCACGGCCTCGCGGCGTTCGCTCTCAACGGCAAGTATCTCGGTTGCGTCATCATCCCATACAGCCCAAAGCGAATGGTATCTGAGAGAACCAGCCCCATCATCCGACCCCCTGCTCGCGCCTTGGAATTGGTGGGAGTCTTTCACGGTAGGATTATTCATTTGGATTGGGTCGGCTGTGGTTGGGTGTTCTGAGTTTCGCAGTCTGCCAGCAGTTGCTCGATGGCCCGTTTCAGCGCAGGCCATTCTTCCGGCGAGATTGCGATGGTCTGCGACTTCACATCTGTGCGCCCGCTTTGCTGCTCGATTTCCAAGAACTCGCCAGCGGCTTCATCCACGATTGAGACGTTCGTGCATTGCTCCGAGAATAGAGGCTCTTTCGGCGGCAGGACTGAGAGCCGAGTGATTCGCACCCGGAACTCAGAACCATGTGCTGCTGCCAACGAGTCGGGGCTTGGAGTCTCAGTGTTCATCAGGCGTCTTTCTGCCCCGCCTCGCGGCAGAGCGTATCGTTCTTCCTCGGCCCGCCGCGCAGCGCGGTCAGATCCGGCACGGGGATTTTGAGAGCGGCGGCCCAGTTCTTCATCTTGGCCGAGTAGCTATTTCCCAGGGCCTTCCAGGTTTTGTTCTGGCGGTCTTTGAGCCAGGCGAGGACCTGGGTGCGTTTGGTGGTGTCTGGCACGGTGGCGGCGGCGGTGCCGTCTTTTCCAAAGTAGGGGATGGTGGGGAGGATTTCCACGGACTTCTGCGGGCCGAGCTGGCAGCAGGCGCAGAGCGGCAGGCGGGAGGGTTTGCTGCGTTTGGTGGGGCCTTTGACGATGTGCCTGGCATAGGTGGGCGTGCTGCAGTTGTGGCAGGGACGGGCTTTGAGTGAGGGCAGAATGATCATGGGTTTAGTCCTCCTCTCCCTGGACGGTGCCGTTGAGCACGGCATCCCAGCCGAGCGAGTAGTCGGTGAGGCGGCGTTCGTTCCAGAATCCGCGCTCCAGGGTTTTGCGGCGGTGGCGGTAGAGAGACTCCACGCAGAATTCCGTTTGGAAGGGAGAGACCTTGGAGCCTTTGACGAAGCCGGCATAGACCAGGGAGCGCAGCACGCGGGTGCTGATCTTGATGCCGAGCTGGTCGAGTGTCTTCTGGTTGAGTTTCACATAATCGGGAAACGTCACCAGGATGGCGCGGTAGATGCCGTCCCGGTCTTTCACGAATTTCGTCACGCCGTAGCGGGGCAATTCCAGCATGGGAATGTCTCCGGTGAAGACACCGGGCGCGATCTCGGCCAGTTTGCTGGTGTCGATCTGGTTGCCGGTGCGCAGGTTGATGGTGGGTCGCTGGTCGATCATGGGTTTGTTGGTGTGGGTGTGGGTTCAGAATGGACAGTTGGCCTCTGCTTCGGCCTGGTTCTGGGCTTTGGCGGCGCGCTGGGCTTTGAAGTTGAGACTGAAGAAGGCCTTGCGGATGGCCTGCGCGGAATAGGCTTCGATGCTGGTCTTGGGGGCGGCGGGGTTCTGGCGCTTGAGGATGCCGAGCGGGTAGGCTGGGAAATTCACCCGCATGCTGATGCAGAGCGTCTTGATCTTGAAGGCCCAGAGGGAGCGGTTGTGGAGGCTGTCCGGCAGCTCGTGCTTGGTGGCGGGGGCTTCCGGCGCGCCGTCGGGGAGCGGCCCGCATTTCATGCCCCACTCGAAGGCCTCGGCATCGCGGCCGGCCAGGAGGGAGAAATCGCGCATGAGGTGCTCGAAGTGTTCGTTGACGCACATGGTCAGGCTGTCGTGGCCGGTGCATTTGCGCTGCATGGCATGCCGCCAGTCGGACTGGTCGCGGGTCTTGGCCATGTCACCGCGCGGCGTGTGGAAGCCCTCGTTGACCTGGTGCTCGTAGGCCTGGTCTGCCAGCATGATGATGGCCGTCTGCTGGGGGCGGGTGAGGAGTTTCATGGATGGTCTCCTTTCTTGGCCTTGGGAGCCTTGGGGAGTTTGGGGCGGACGGGGGCGGCGGCGGTCTCGTAGAATTTCACGGTGACGGCCTTCTGAGGGACGATGACGCCGGCGGCTTTGAAATAGTCCGTGGCTTCCTTCATCCAGGCGGCGGTCTCATGGTAGGAAACGACGCTGGGCGTGATCTCGCGCATCTGTTGGAGGACGGCCTGCGCGGCTTCGAGTTCCGCGATGCGGGAGGCAGCGATAGGGCTGTCGCCATGCGCGGAGAGCTTGTCCACGGCGAGCACTTGCAGGTAGAGGCGCGCATCCCATTCCTCCAGGCTGGGCATGGGGTAGCTGGTGGCATCCGCGGTGGCGATGAATCCGCGCTCCGTGGCGATCCGGCCCAGGCGGAGGGCGATCTCAATCACGGTGTTCTTGAACTTCTTGGCATGCTTCGCGCTCCAGAGCGCATTGGAATAAGCATCGCAGGCGGCTTGCTCGGCGGGTGTGAGGGTGGGTTTGGTGGATGGGAGCTTGGCAATCATAGGAGTTGGGGCTGAGGTTGTGGTTTGGTTTTGAAGGTGCGCTTGAGGCGCGGAGGGGTGGGCACGATGGCGACGGCCGGCAGCGGGTCGCCGTGCTCGTCCATGTGGTCGATGACGACGTGGTTGATCCAGGCACCGGGCAGGAGATCCCGGGCGATGGCTGCGGCGGCCCGAGGGGCATCCACCGGACCGTCCGCCGTGAAGTAGAAACAGACTCCGGTGGCCTGCATCACATCGGATGCGATGCTGCAAATGTAGCCGGAACAATGAGCGTAGAAATATTTGGGTCTCATAGTCGTGGGTTCTATTTGCCGAGTTTGCGGGCGACTTCTTCCACGGCGGCGAGCACATGATCCGTGGTCACATCGCTGGGCTCCGTGGTCTTGGTGAGCTGCTGGGCGCGCTTCACCACGTCACGGGCAAAGGCCAGGTGGCCGCAGTCGCGCGCCTGGCGGGTGATCTCACGCACCACCTCCGCGAGCGGCTCGCGGTCGTTCTCCAGGTGAGGCAGGCGGGCGATGAGATAACGCTCGTAATCTTTGGAGGGCATCTCCGTGAGTTTCACGAGTTCCTCCAGCCGGTTCACCTTGAGCTGGTCGCACGCTTCGAAGGCGGTGCGCTCCAGTTTCTTCCAAAGCAGGGGCTTGCACAGGAAGATAAATTCCCCTGGCGTTTCATTGATCAGGCCGACCAGGCACGAGAGGCAGTTGGGCCCCATGTAATGGGCCTCATCAAAGATCAGGCAACGGCGGGCCTTGCCGGTGATGAGGGCATCGCGCACTTTGCAATAGCGTTGGTGGCGGCTGGTGGGAATGTCTTTGATGCCGAGCGCGGCGCAGAGATCGAAGAGCATGCAGGCGGGTTTGTCATCCCAGACGATCAGGCACTCGATGCGCAGGACCTGGGATTTCCAACGGGCTTGCAGGGCTTTGGCGGCGGTGGTCTTGCCTCCTCCGCCATCCACGCAGAGCACGCCCAGGCGGCAGTTCTCGCCTTCGTTTTTCCGCAGGCGCATGAAGAGCTGGCGGAGTTTGAGCGTGGGCGTGAGGTTGTCCAGGATCGGGATGGTGACGGTCTTGGGGGCATTGACCAGGTCGTCGCTGTCGTCCGCGTCGATCTTCATTGCAGCGGCGCGGTATTTGCCGAGCCATTGCTCAAAGTTGAGTTCGGAGAAATCACCGCGGGCAATTTTATTGAGCGTTTTGTCGCTGCCGACTTCGGGCAGAGTTTCGATGAGCTGCGAGAGTGACAGATCCTCCGCTTGTTTGTAGGCGAGGATTTTTTTAGCGATGGCTTGCAGCTCGGTTTCTTGTTGGGTTCGGGTCATGTTGGGTTGTTGGGTTTGTTGTTGGGTTTTGGGGGAGAATGTTTTACCACCCTTTGGCGGCGATCTCGGCCTCCTCGGCGGCGAGGGCGGCTTCATCGTCATCAGAGAAGCCCCGCGAATTTCGCGTCTCAGGGGCGGTGCTGCGGCGGGTGGTGTCTTGAGTCGATTCGCGGGTTGCGAGCGTTCGCGGAGCTATCGCGGAGCCATTGCGCGGCGTTTCCACGGTGCTCTGACGTTGGGAAAGTTGGTCGGGGGTCTCGTGGTTGCGGATTTCCGCACTCTGCCCGCGTCCATCCGCCACATGCGTGATGGCCAGTCCGGCCTTGGCGAAGGGTTTGATCGCCTTGAACATGCTGACGACGGCGGCGTTGGCTTTTTTCTGCGGGGCCGTTTCGACGTTGCGCGGACGGAAGGAAAATTGTGGCGTCATTTCATACGGCGGGGCAGTGATCAGGTTCTGCCCCATGCGCCAGCCGGGACGATTGAGAGAGCCGCGCTCGGCGTTGGCGATCATCGCGCCGAGTTCCAGATGCAACGGATCGAAAGCGATCAGGATGCGGTGCCCTGGTTGGAAATAAATGTCATCGGTCACGCCATTGACGCGGAAAATGAAGTGGCCCTCGTAGTGTTCGCCGGCGCGGCATTCCACGAAGTTGCCTTTGACGGTGGCCTCCTTCTTGACGGGGTGGAATCTCCAGCGCTCGCCCTGGGGAAGTGGGCGCGGGGTCCAGGCTTCATTGAGCAGGGCATCCGGCACCAGGTGCCGACCACCGAAGGCCTTGCGGAACTTGGCGCGGGCGTTGAGGTATTGCATCGCTTCCTCGTGGATGCGGGAGCTGTCGGCCTGCGTGAGGAATCCGGCCTTGGTGGGGCAGAGTTTGCCGGCCTGGACTTTCAAATACGACTTGGTGGCCGATTCCATTTCACCGCGATAACTGCCGATGTCCCGGCCACTGAGGCGCAGCGCGGTTTGCAGAATGCGGAAATTGGATTCCAGTGCGGCCTTGTGGCGGCTGGTGAATCCGTGGACGACGTGGAAGAGATCATTGAGCGCACCCCAGCGGCGGCCGCTGCCGTCGGGGATCTCGATGCCAAGGATGGCGTCGGCTTTCCATCGGCCCTGCTCCAGCATCAGCGCCTCCGGCATGGTGCCGTGGCTGTCGATGAGATGCAGGATGAAACGCAGGATGTCCTCCACGCGGTAGGCATCGCGCTCGCGGCCCACATGATGCACGCCGAGCCAGCCGGAGGCATAGACATCCAGCGCGGCGAGGATCTGGCGGCAGAGGCGGTTCCCATTTTCCAGCGTGGGGATGCCGTAGGGCTGGTTGGTGGAATAGTCATCGAGCTGCCAGACAGACATCGGCTGGAGCGGGCGGAGTTCGCCTTCGGCGGTTTCCCAGAACATGCCTTTCGTGCTGCCCTGGGCGTGGGAATCGACGGCCTTGGCCCCGCGGATCATATCGTCCTCCAGATCGGAGCTGCGGGCGAGGCGGCGCAGGGAGAGCGGCCACTTCGGCTGGCGCTCGGCGCGCTGGGCCTCGGCGATGGTCCGGATGATCAGCTCGCTGGTCTCGTGGGTGCAGGCTTCCGAGCGTGAAAAGATTTCCACGGCGAAAGCAAAGCTCCCATGCTTCAGCGTCAGCCCGCGCAGTGCGTCGATCTCCGCGCTGGTGAGCTGGAACTTGGCTTTGCGTCCGCTGCACTCGGTGCGTTGGTCGCGGATCAGGCCGTGGTCCTCCAGCTTCAAACTCCACCGCACATAGCTGCCCTTGGCCACGCCTGCCATGGCGCAGGATTGATTTAGGCTGTGTCCGGCGAGTTTGAACTCGTTGACACGGGCGACGGCGGCGGCTTTTTCGGAGGGAGTCATGAGATGCTATTAGATGAGTTCGAGCTGCACGGGGGCAGGGCGGGGGATGGTGTAGCGGGCGACGTGGGCGGTGCGCCCGCCGCGCGCAGGGACGGCGATGAGTTCGCAGTCGATCTTGTGTCCCTGCGAGCGCAGGTCGTAAATGCGCCCGCCCAATCTCGTGCAGCCATACAACTCAATGGCTTGAAGGCTGGTGAGCGCCGCGCCACTGCTGAGGTGGGCGAGAATCTGGTCATTCTGTGATTGCATAAGATGGGCGGGCTTTGTTGGTGACAAATCGTTTAGAGAAGCACGGAGACCTGTTGCTCCATTTCGTGGTCCACCAGCGTGAGCCAGCGGTCGGTGCCGTTGGAATTCAGGTATTCCAGCAGTGTGGCCCCCAGGGCAGCGCAGACGACGACGGCGGCATCCAGATCCTGCAAGCCCAGGGCCTTCTGCACTTCGCCCAGGTTGGCGCGGGTGCCGGGGGAGAGGGAGAGCGGTTTCTGAATGCTCATCTTTTCCGTGATGACGCGCACGCCGCGGTTGATGTGGCCATTGGTGGCGGGCGTGGCGGACTTCTCATTCGCCAGGCTGATCAGCGTTTCATCGCTCAGGCGAATGCCGCCTTCAATGAGGTCATAACGCCACATAGCGATGGTGTTTTTCTGCCAGAGGGCCATCACATATTGAATGGCTCCTTGTGTGTCCACGCCGCGCAGGGCGAGGTTCTTTTTCAGGAACGCGAAGCTGACGGGCTTGCCCATCATCTTGAGCATGCTGATAACAGGGTGCTCGGATTGACCAGGGGCGGCGGGAGTGGATGGGGCGGAGCCCATGTCTGTGTCTGCGATCGGTGTCATGTTAGTGTTGGGTTTGGGTTGTTTGTTGGGCTTGAGCGCGGGCGGCTTTGCTGCCTTCTTCGAGCTTGCGGTCGGAGAGGATCACAAAGATGAGCATGTAGATGGCTCCGGTGAGGCAGCCGATGAGGTAGTAGTTGCAGGGACTGAATTTCATGGGTGTTGGGTTCTGTTGGGTGTGGGGTGGATCAATGGGCCAGCCAGCTAATGGGACTGGCTTTGGCGCAACCGGTGCAGACCTTGGTGTTGGCGTGCCGGTCGGATTTCATTTCGTGGCAGACCGTGCAGCGGAACGTGCCGGCGGAGGACTCGCGGACGAGCGGCGGACGCACCGCGCAACGGTGGCGGGCCAGTCCGCTGGCGGTGAAATTCCCCCGGCGGCAGATCGGGCAGGTGTGCAGCGGCTCGCCGTGGGTGGTAAAGGCCTTCAGGCCGGTGGATGTCATGCTCATGGTGTGCGGGTGTTGGGTTTGGGGTTGAAACTGCCGGTGCGGCTAGGCGGCGAAGTTGAGATGTTTGGCCGCGTGCTTGAGGCGGGCCTTTCCGCGGGCCTTTTCCAGGATGCGCTCAATGTCTTCACCGATTTGACTGGCATTGTGCTCCCACATTTCTGAAATCAATGTGTAGCGGGGCACGTCCCAATAATGGAAACGTTTGCCTGAGAGACGGAGCAAAACCCGCATGCATGTATCCAGCCCCACCCCAGCTTCAAGACGTCTCCGCACGGGCCAAACTTCCACCTCGGCATCAATGTCCAGTTTTCGGAGTTCACGGATTAACTCGCTCTCGGCGCCACATGGCTTCCGTATGTGCTTGACGACTTTCATGGCTGCAGCTCCATATCTTTCAGACATTTGCCGAGCATGTTTTTGAAGGTGACATGGGCTTCCTTGAGTCCCTTCTCCGTGGCATTTTGTATGGCAGCGCGTTGCTCTTTGCTGAGCTTGTTGTAGCCTTTTGCCTGGTTGAAAATGGTGCCTACTGCCGCACTCATCCGCCGGTAGCTTTTCAGAATGGCGTTCTCCTCCAGGAGCGTAGCGTCAGGATCGGCAGGCGGCTTTTTGCCCAGCGCGGCGGCGCGCACGGCGGCGAGGCCAGGAATGATTTGACCGAGGCCGGTGCCAGCGAAGATCTTGACTACAAATTCATGAGGTTTGGTCTTTGGCTTGTAAGTCTCGTCGCAGTCGATCATCTCCTGCTCCTCTTTCAGGGCGGCGATGACCTTGTAGGCGGTGCTCAAAAGTGCCCGGTCAAACCCCCACTGGGCAGCCAGGGCGGTATGCGATTCCGGCACCCTTTCCGCCTCCTCGGAGACCAATTGTGAATCGTTCACAATTGAATTTCCCGGTTTATTGGAAGAATTCCCCGCCATTTTTCCTGCCAGCGAAGGGTTTAGGAGAGCGGCCATGTAGGCCCTCGCCCCCTTGGTCAGATGTTTGCGCAGGGTTTTGCTGCGGATGATCCTCTCTGCGTCTTCCGGTTCCACCTCTTCTGCCGCCACCGTTTCATGTCCAGCCAGACGAAGGGCCGTTACCCGGTCACGGCCATCAACTACGTAAGTGGTTCCTTTTGGACCACGGCAGACCAGGATGGGCTCCGCCAGATTGGCGCTGACATCATGTTGAAATGCCGCCCACACCTGGCCGGTTTCTTCAGCGAAGCCGCTCAGTTCCTCGCTGCGATCTGCATCAAAGTCTTTTACATTCGCTCCACGGGGTTTGGATTTTCCAATTTCCGCCATCAGCGGAATGCCCTCAAGGAAAGGGTGCCATTTGAGAGAGTCTTCGCTGAGCGGGATGGATTTGGTGGTGGAGGCGGGGTTTGTTTGAGTCATAAGGGTCTGGTCGTGGGTTTGTTGTTGGTGGTGTTGGTATTGGGGGAGAGGGGTTCCTTGGTGGGAAATTATGGCGTGCCGTCCTGCTGCTTGAGCCAGGCCTGATAGCGGGCAGAGAGACTGCGGCTGCTGCGGTGTCCGTGGATCACGAAGCTGAGATGGACCCGAGTGACACCCAACTCCTGGGCTGCTCGGGTGATGGTCGGCTTCCGCCGCTTGCTTTTTTTGGGATGGGTCATAGATGTATCGAGTTACGCGAGGATTATGACACCGAAATGAAGTCAGTCAACAAAGAAAAAGGGTCAAGCGCGATTATTTTTGTCGAGCGCATAAGGTCCCTGCGTGGTCCATTGAATCAGCGCGCCTTCGCACAGAAGTTGGGGATGGCGCAGCAGAGCTATGCCCGATATGAGCTAGGACGCGTTCCAAAGCCTGATGTTCTTGACTCCATTGCGGCGTCATGTGGAGTCACAGTGGGATGGCTACTCGGCTCAGAATTTGGCGGGCCAGAGCGTGACAAGGTCGAAGATTTAACACTTAGGCATGCCGCCATGTTTCCAAAAAATGCGGCCAGGCTCTTGGCCGATTTAGTTATCGAAGCAGAGGATGCCAGTGGAGAGGAAAGAACCAAACTGTTGAACCAAGCAGTGACATTGCTTAAAATTTTGCAGCATAATATGCTGGCGAAGAATCCACCAGCGTCCACTAATGATAGGGACGCCTCTAGCGTCGAAAAACTGAAGGTAGCTGAAGACTCGCCTGAATTCAAAGTCAAACCCAAGCCGAAAACATGAACGAAGCACCAAGCATCTGGCAGCGCATGTGGACCGCGTTTTGGGGAAAGCCCACAAAGGCGCAGCGGAAGCGCAAAGCGGCGCTGGAATTAAAGAAGGAACAGCACCGGCAACGTAAAGCTGCGGAGGCGGAGGAACAAACGTTAGAACAGTTTGCACGACAGGCGGAGGCGGCCAGCGGGGTCCGTCCTGCGGGCCAGGCGGTATGCCCCATGTGCCAGGGAACCGACTTCCGCATGATCCGCCGCAATGATTATGCGGCGCAGGGACTAGGCTGTCTCTTTCTAATCTTCATGGCCGTGCCGCTGTTCCTGGTGGGTGGTTGTCTCATGGGAGCAGGAGGGATTGCCGGTTCTGATGGAGGAAAGGCATTCGGCGTCGCGTTAATTCTTGGAGTGCTCTTTCTTCTTGGTAGGCTGCTAGGAGCGACCAAAGGCCATCGTAAATGCCGAGGCTGCGGATATACCTATTCCCTCTGATGATCCGCCTCTGCTCACTGCTGTTGCTACTCTGCGCAACGCAGGCCGCACCACCTGCGACCGAGCCCAGGCCAGCCAAACCCGCGCCAGTTCCCAAGCGCGAGATGGTCTGCCGCCCCGCGCACGACGGCACCTGCCTGGCATGCAAAGATTGCAGCAAGTGCAAGCGCTGCAACAGCGGACGTGGGCCATGCAGTGTCTGCATCAAGCGTGCCAAGGAATCTTTGCCGTCAAAACGACAGGAAAGGGTCAAATCCAAGCACTCCGATACACCCCTAAGATGCAGGTAAGCCTTGCGGCGTGCAAGGGTGGGCGATGCCCAAACCTGCCCGCGCCAAGCCAACCCCCTCGTCTGACAAGACTGAGGAGGTGCTGTGTTTTGCGGCTGCGCAGGTGGATGCCTCCGCCACGGAGCCGCCGAATGAACTGCTGGTCTGCCCCTGGGGCACGACGGAGACACGGCGCGGCAAGGTAACGGTGGATGGCCACACGCTGGCGGTCTTTGCTGCCGAGCAGCAGAAGCGCCGGTGGGATCGGCTGGCCCTGGACTTTTCCCATAACACCGTCTGCCAGCATGAAGTGGGCAGCGCGGCCTATGATGCCTGGCTGGCGCAGGAGCCCCGCGAGGTGGCCGCGTTCGCTTCGGCGGAGTGCCGCGAGAATGTGGGGATCATCTACAAGGACCTGCGCTGGACGGATGCCGGCAAGGCCAAGTGGAAATCCTACGAAGACCTTTCCCCTGCCGTCGTCCGCAATGCCTCCGGCCAGGTGACCGCCCTGCACTCCACCGCACTCTGCCGCACCGGCGAGATGGACGGAGTGACGCTTTTTTCATCCCTCGATCCTTCAACAAACTACACCGGAACCTTTCTAACACCTGATAAAACCATGCTCCTCGAACTCCTCACTAAAATGCTCACCAAGGCTGGCGTCACTGTGCCCGCCGATGCCACCGAAGAAACCATCGCTGCACTCGCCTCCGATTATTGCGACGCCGCCGAAGAAACCAAGGAGGAGGAAACTCCCGCCGCTCCCGATGTTGCAGCGCTGTCTGCTACGGTGACGGAACTGGCGGAGAAACTCACGCTCCTCTCTGCGGAACTCACCAGCATCAAGGACGGCACCGGAGCCCCAACCCCGGCCCAGCGCCGAGCGGATCTGGTGGCCGAGGCCACGCGCCAGGGCAAGGTGATCCCGCTCTCCGCTGCGGAGATCGAGCAACTGCCCATCGAAGTCTTTTCCAGCCTCGTCGCCAACCTCGGCGTCACGGTTCCCACGGATCACAAGGTCGGCACTGCCGCCCAGGAGACCGTGACCACCTTCAGCGCCGAAGACATCACCGTCATGAAGCAGCTCGGAATCTCCGAGGACCGCTTCAAGGCCTTCAAGGCCGCTCAAGCCGCCAAGTAATCCACCTCAAACACCACTCAAAAACTAAACTACCATGTCCGCACTTACCGCCGCCACCCTCCCCACGTTCCGCAAGGGAATTGAAACTGACCACCCGGTCAAAGCCGCCACCACCATCTACGCTGGCGCACTCGTCGCCATCAACTCCAGCGGTCACGCACTGCCCGCCGCCGATGCCTCCGGCCTCACGGTCATCGGCACCGCACTGGAAACCGCCGACAATGCCTCCGGTGCCGCCGGTGACATTCGCGTCAAGATCAGCCGCGATGTCGTGGCCGTCACGAACGGCTCCAACGCCATCACCAATGCTCACATCGGCAAGATCGTCTGGATCGAAGATGACAACAGCGTGGGCACCAGCCCGGGCACCAACAACGTCGAAGCCGGCATCTGCCTCGGCATTGATGCTGACAGCTCCAAAGTCTGGGTGGACCCGAAGATTCAGAATCGTATCGCCACCGCCGTCAGCATGACGAGCACCAACGGCACCGCCGCCGCTGCATCCGCCTCCCTCGCCAATCTGGCCGCTGAAGCGGAAAAGATCGGCGATGACGTGCGCGCCATCTACGCCGCCCTGGTCGTCCACGGAATCCTCTCCTAATCCACCCGCCTGATCCAACCTGAAATTTAACCACCTATGTTAATCTCGACCACGAAACTCGCCGCTTTCAATAACGGCATCATCATCACCGCCACGGATGCTTTCCAGGGCGCGCAAAACGACGCTCTCATCAATGACCTGATGATGAACACCAACGCCACCGGAGCCAACGTCACCCTCGGCTGGCTCGGTGCCCTGCCTGGCATGGCCCAGCTCCGCAGTGAGACGACCAAGACCGGCGTGCGCACATCGGAATACACGGTGGCCAACTACGAATGGGCGCAGACGCTCACTGTGAAGGCCATCGACATCCACCGCGACCAGCTCGGCGTCTACAAGCCCACCGCGCAGATGCTCGGCGTCTCCGGGGCCATGCACCCGCTGGAACTCTGCGCCAACGCGCTCATCAACGGCTTCACGCTCACCGACTACACCGGCGACACCTTCTTCAAGACCTCCGGCAAAAAAGCCTGGACGGGTGCCACCTCCTTCGGCAACCGCATGACGAAGAAACTCAGCGCGGACAACTTCGCGACCGGATACGCCAACCTGCGCAACCGCAAGAACGCCTTCGGCAAGCCCATGCGCCTCGGACGCCGGGTCGCCCTGGTCGTTTCCCCCACCTATGAGTTCACCGCCAAGTCCATCGTCAGCCTCCAGAAGCTGGCCAGCGGCGCGGACAATCCTTACTACCAAATGGCCGAGGTCGTGGTCCTCCAGGATCTGGCCATCAGCGGCACGGGCGATGAGTGGTTCCTCCTTGAAATCGGCCTCCCTGTGAAGCCGCTCTTCAAGAATGAGGAAATCCCCTTCCGGGTCCTCAGCGACACCAACATGGAAGGCCGCGACTTCATCGAGTCTCACGACTTCGTCTGGCAGGGTTACTACTCGGGCAACGTCGGCTACGGCCTGCCTGAGCTGGCCTACGGATCGACGGGCGTGGACGCCGCGTAACAATTTGTTGGGGATCTCAGGGTGGTGGTCACCGTTGTTGGGTTCAGCAGACCACCACCCTCCTCCCGCATCAAGGGACGACGGGGCACGAGCGGCGGCGTCCGTTGACCTACTCCGCCGCGCCTATTTTCCTTTTTCTCCTTTCCTCACCTCATGGCCTACCTCGTCGAAAATGATCTGCTCGCAGACCTGCCCAGCTCCTTCCTTCAGCAAGCGCTGAATGACGGACCGGACGGGCCGATCAGTTTCACGGTCCTGGCCGAGCGCGCCAGCGAGAAGGTGGACGCCATCCTGGTGCAGCGCGTGAGCGTGCCCGTGGGATCTGATGAGGATGGATTCCTCATCGCCAAGGAAGCCGCCCGGGTCTTTGCCCTGGAGACGTGCTACCGCCGGCGTGGCTACTTCGGCGACCAGAATCCCTGGACGGATGCCGCCAAAGCCCAGGAGAAAAAGCTCACGGCCATCATTGAAAAGAACCAGCCGTTCGCGGCCGGTGCTCTCAATAAAAAGCCCAGCGTGTCAGCCATCACGCAAGCGGCCCGCACCAATTCCACCATCCTTTCCGCCTGACCCATGGAAACCGACGCCACCCTCGAACAACTCGCCGGAGGAAAGATCCCGGCCATCCCGTTCGCCAAGTCTGCGCAGACCGGAGCAGGCCCCGGCACCATCCCGCGCCCTGCGGGAGTGCCACCCACCCCAAAGCGCGCCTTCGGTGGGCTGGGCCTGCCGGATGCCAATGAGGTGCGGCACATGCAGCGCATCGACCAGGTGCGCCAGCAGATCGCCACGGCCGCGAAATACATCGACACCCTCACCACCAAGACCACCGCCATCCTCAAGGAGCTGCGCGTGGCCGCCGGCGGGGAGCTGGTGGCCAGCCGTCTGAATCTCGATCTCGACACCGCCGAGCAGCTCATCGCCGATCTGCAAGGTGTCATGGACAAGCATTTTCCACCCCAGTAAATGAAACTTTCCGTCATCCTCATCGCTCTGGAAACCGCGCTCGCCCCACTGGCCGAGACGGTGGCCGCGACCGTGGAGACCTTCGTCACGCCGGAGGATGCGCTGCGGAAACTGGAAAATGCCCCGGAGAAAGTCCGCATCCTCATCGGCTACGGCGGATCTGACCTGGGCGGCACCATGGGGAACCACGACCGCACCAAGATCAACGTCATCATCCAAGCCGCCCGCGGGCTCTCCTTCGATCCCGCCGCCGATGCCCTGCGCGGCACCACCACCAACGCGGCCCTGCTGGATGTCATTGAACAAGTCCAGACCTGGGTGCGCAGCATCCGCTTTTATACAGACGACGCGCAGACGCTCCGCAGCTCGGAACTCGATCCCGCCGCGGGATTCAAACCAGTTTCCACCGCCTGGCTGGGCGACTCCGATCAGTCCCTCCCGTCCACCCGCACCGCCGTCCTCACCTTCGTCATCCTGCGCGCCATTCCCGGCGCCGCCGAAATCAAAGCCACTTTACCAGCCGCCTAATTTAACACCAACCACCCACCACCATGGCCTTCGACACCACATTTGAACCTGTCTCATTCAATCTCACCTCCGATCCCGGCATCATCATCGGGACCTGCATGCTGACCACGCTGGACGACTTCGGCCAGGTCATGAGCGCCAACCTCACCCGCGTGGCCGACACCCGCGAGATCAAAGACTGCAGGAACCGGCTCCGCGCCTTCCTCATTGAGAATGCCGGCTTCGAGCTGGACTTCGAATGTCTCTTCGATGCCTCCGTGGCCGCCCCTGAAATGGGCAGCAACCTGGTCTTCCCCCTCGTGGGAGTGACCGGCATCGTCCTGCCTGGTGCCAGCATCAAGTGGACCCACAACGGCGAACGCATGATCAGCATCAAAGCCAAGAGCTGGGACCACCTCGCTGCCGGCAGCACCAGCCTCTTTGTTTACAACTCCGGAACCGGCGCTTTCGAAGTCGATTAAGCCAGCCAGACCGGCTGACATTCAACCCAACACCAACCCAACATGCCCGACACCGAAACCCTGCCCGAAATCACCAAGCGAGACCGCAACTGGCTCGTCCACGTCGCCGGAATCAACGCCGCCACCGCCGCCCGCACCAAGGGGGCCGATCCTGAACAGACTGCCAGTCTCATGGACGCGGCCGTCTTCAGCGACGGCTACCCGCTCGGCCAGCACCGCCTCGTCTACAACGGCGCCACGGTGGAACTCATGGAGAAACTCACGGAGCGCTACCGCGAAGCCGGGGAAACGTTCACCAGCAGCCACCTCATCTTCCTGCTGGCGGAACAGCACGAGGCCTGGCTGCGCCTGCGCACCCGCGCCGCGTTCAACCTGGACGACTTCGAAGCCTGCGTCTTTTCCTTCATGCGCTGCCTCACCAAGGAGGATCTCGCCGCGGCCAGCGAATGGTTCACGGAAGAGCGCCGCCGCGTGGACGGCCAACGCGAGGAGGTCCAGCTCCCCCAGGTCCCGGCCGGGGAGCCGAGCAGCTAGAAGGCCACCCCGGCAGCACCGGCCCTGGCTGGGTAATGGTCCTCACGGACGCCCTCATGGCCAACTACAAAATGACCCTGCATGAAGCCTACTGCAAATTCCCACTCTCCGCAGCCCTCGCCCTCTGGCCTGCCCTCTGCGCTCGCAACGGATGGAAGCACGAAGGCCCGGACTACGTCGCCCGCGAAGCCATCGCGGCCCGCGCGCGGATGCGCAAACACCTGGATAAAAACTACCGGCTGAAACATGATCCTCCTGCTCCCATTCTATGACCTGACCTGGCTGAACTCCGTGGTGGAAGCCTGCCGGATCACGCCCAGCGTGGTCATCGTCAATGTCTGGAGCGGCCCGGGCATCCGGGAGGATGCGCAATGGCAGAAGGCTATCGAGAAACTCCGCGCCATCAAGGGCACGGAAATCCTCGGCTATGTGGACGCCATCCAGTTTCCCAACGATGGACCGATCCGCGTGGACAAAGCCGTGCAGAAGAATCAGGTCCAGCTCCTGGGCGAACGCCTGCGCTGGCGGAAATTCTACGGCATCAATGCTTTCTTCCTGGACGACGTGCGCGTCACCCCGAAGATCGCGCCCTGGCAAATGCTCAATCCCGGCACTGCGCCGAAATTCTCCATGGATTCGCAGACCGCGCCCGTGGTCATCTTCGAAGCCGAGCGCTTCACCCGCTCCCACGCCGTCGGCAACATCGCAGCCAAGCGCCAGGCGGTCATCGCCATGGGGGAAACTGATTTCCACAAGCCACTGGAGGTTGCCGCCAGCCGCGGCGTGAAGTATTTTTTCTGCACCAACGGACCTGACAATGCCCACGGCTACGACGCACCCCCGCCCTACCTCTCCAAACTCGCCACCGCCATCCAAGCCATCCCATGAACAACCTGGAGTTTAACCTCGATCTCAACGCCAAGGGCTTCATGGCGGCTCTACAAAATGCAGGTGCAGACATTGCGAGCTTTGCGATGAAGGGGGTGAATCATTTTGCCGATACCGGCGGCGCGGCTGGCAGAATGGGCCGGGCCGTGGCGGCGTCGGCCAATATCATTAAGAGCAGCCTGGGCGGCGCGGTGGGGGCGGTGGGCGGCACCGTGCAGGCCATGCACCACCTTAACGGTGCAATATCGCTGGTGAGCGGTGTCATCAATAAGGTGCAGAACCTCGCCGCTGGAGCCATGGGCATGGCGCAGCTTGTCGGCGATGCCGAGGATGCGGCGGATGCACTGGCCAAGATGAAGGGGGAATACGTGGAGCACGGAGCCACGTTCAACGAACTCAAAGACGGACTGATCAAAGGCTGGCAGGAGGTGCAAATCGAATTTGCAAAGCCCATTGTCGATGCGCTGAAACCCGCCATGGAAAATGGGAAACTCTGGATGGATGGAATGAAGACTGATGCGCAGGAAGTGGGCGAGAAAATCGCGAAATGGGCGCAATACATTGTCGGGGCGGCCAAAGCGGGCAAGGGATTGGATGCGGTGATGCTGGATCTGAGGAGCACCGTCGTAAATATCGCCGATGGATTGATGTCCGCCTACATGAAGGTTGTGAAGTGGGCTCAATTGAAGATCAATGATGCCGGTGAGGCCGTCATGGTAACAATCGCCGAGACCGTAGGCGACCCGACGAAGGGGATCAAACGCGAATACGAGATGGAGCGGCAAAACATCATCAAAGGGTATGAAAACCTCGATCAAAAAGGCTTCATGAGAGAGACCAAGGCTGGCATCAACTCAGAGTATGACGCCATGCAGGCAACCTCAGCCCAAGGCAACGCCAAGATGGCCGTTGAAAACACGGCCGCTGAGGGACGCAATGAACTCCAAAAGCTGAAGGACGACGAAAACAAAAAGATCCAGGATGAGAACAAGGCGCAGGCGGATGCGGATCAAAAACAGCGCGAGGCCATGATGGATGGGAAGTGGAATTTCGACACGAACGAGTTGATCGACAGCGCCAAGGAGCAAAAGCAGGCAGCCCAGGAACAGAAAAATGCAGCCAAAACCCAGCGAGAGGCAGCTTCAATGGCCAAGCTAACAGCAACGCCAGCAATAGGTCGTGCGTTGGGCACATTGAGGTCGTTTGCTCAAGAGATGCAAGGCAACGGCGCAGCCGAAGGAGCTGCCCCACAAAGCAAAGCCATCCAGCGCATGAGCATTCAGGACCGGGTGAAGCAGGGGATTCCCACCACGATGCAGGAGCGCATCCGAGCCGGGTTGGTGAAGCCCAACCTCGGACTGAGCACGCAGCCAGCCAAGACGAAGGCTGAAGAGCAGCAGGGAGGCCAGAACAAGGACGCAGCGCTGCTGGAGGCCGTGCAGCAGATCCTCCAATTTTTCCAAAAACAACTCTCCCCCGTCTGAACCATGGCCTTCGCTGACGTTTATTCCCGGATCTTCGGCCACTCTGATTTCGATGAAGGCGGCTTCATCGTGACGAATGAAAAGCTGACGCAGAACCCGTCCGGCTGGGATGTCCTCACGCTGGAAATCTGGGGCATCATGGCCACTGCGCCGGAAGTGACCACAACCTCCAGCATGGATGCCCTGCTGCGCGCCACCTGGCCGCTCGGCACCGCCCACACGGCGCTCGGACTCATCGACTGGACGGGCGATGAAGACTCCCTTTTCTTCGTGCAGGATGCCGACCTCGAACAGGACGGCCCGCCGCATTGCTACCGCGGCACGCTCAAACTACTGGGCGTGATCAATGCCTCCAAGCCCAAATTCATCCAGGTGGACAGCATCGCCAACGAATACGAGGGCAAAAACATTTCCATTGCCGGAGTGGGAGGACCCTTCGCCCGCGTGGCCACGCAGGAATGCGATGTCACCGTCTCCTTCACCTATCCGGTCATTGGCACGGCTGCGGCCACCGACAGCGTGGGAGAAGAGGCCACGCCTCCATGGGTTCCAGATCTGGCCGCCTCCCACTGGGCAACCCTTGCCGATCCTCTGCTCCACTGGCCCAGCGGATGGATCATCGAGCGCATGCCCATCCAACTCCTCGTGGGAGTGGCCGACGATGTCATTCACTACCGGACGGACAACTACATCCACCGGAATCAATACACGCCATGATGACAGATGAACTGCCCACCGCCTCCCACGGTCTGGCGGTCATCTCATCCAAGGCCTGGAATGCCGTGGTCCGCGCCCTCCAGAAAAGCTGGGTGAAACCAGGCAACGGCGTGCGCGTGGACCGCTCCCCCAACGGCACCAGGGTAAGCACCGGAGCCATCCCCCGCGGGGATTATTACTGGCAGGTGACCAGGGCGGACGGGGGCGTCAATATTTACGGAGGCACCGAGGCGGAGTGGGACTATTACGAGCTGGGCGTCGGCTACCCCAACGCCGGAGCCGTCATTTACAGCGCGGAAAATTTCCCTGACCTCTATGTGGACGCGACCCTATTCCAGTCTGGAAATAACTACCTGGCCGGTGCCGATGAGGAGGGATTTATCTGCCTGAAAATGGAACTCGATTGGACAGTCACAACCGCCCCCGTTGTCTATGCCTTGACTGTCGTCTGGAATGCCGGAGCCGTGCCCGCGCAAACCCTCACGGATCGTTACTATCCCATCGCTGGCATCAGCGCCGCCGGCGAGATCCACCAACTGGTCAAAGGCCAGCTCACCATCGAGCAGATCAACCACGGCTTCGCCTCTGAATTCGTGCGTTCAGAAGTCCCCCTTTACTGGAATTCCAGCGGGTGGGATTTCTTCATCAAATCAGACAACCCCATCACCCACTGGCTCAATGGCTAAAGCACCAGACACCGACCCCGCCGCCCTGCCCACAGCCAAAGGAAAATTCATCCTGCCCACGGCCGAGACCTGGAACATGCTGGTCGCCTGCATGCGTGCCGCCAAACTCCTGCCCGGTGACAATGTGAAGATCAGCAAGAACCTCTCCGGCCAGACCCTTCACGCATCAGAATGGGATGCCAGCATCAATCAGCACCCGTGGAAAGTGACCCTTTCAGACACCGACGTGGTCACCGTCCGCTACGGAACCCTTCGCATCAACGGCGACCTCTACGACATTACCATCGACGCCGCCACCCTCGGCATGGACACCAGCGCCAACACCCTGCCCATCACTTCCCCGGCCTCCGGCTTCGTCTGCATCAAGCTGGAGATCACCGACGCCTACGACGCCGCCCCCGATCCCGATACCCTTACCTTCACCATCGACACCGTGGAGATCGTCTGGCTGGAGGACACCGTCCCCGACAACACCATCGGCGTCCGCTACCTCCAACTCGCCCAGGTCTACATCGACGCCGACGGCTTCACCGACATCACCCCAGTCCGCTGGTCCCCCATCGACCTCATCCGAGCCGCCGGCGAAGAATCCGCCAACGATCTCTCCGACC